TTAGATATTATATTTATCTTTCTAAGTAACGGGGTCAGATTGTCATATATTTTCTAAATGCATCGGTATGCTTAACAGCATTATAAGGAAACCATTTAGATTTAGAAAAACGTATCTTGAGATAAAACATAGGTATGGTTGTATTTATGAATTTGTGTTTTATTATTATTTTATTTTGACTTAAAGATAAAACTATAATAACAATATCCGCGCCAACCATATTTCCCCCAATCATACTAACAAAACACTCCCAATAAAATATATCATTTAATATTCCAATAACTCAATCTTCAACAGTTGCGACGACTTGTATTTTAACAGGTCTAATTCTTTGGCAGTCGTTGGGAACATTTCTGCACCATATATGTCTTGCAACAATAACCATTCAAATAATCCACCCAAATAAACAAATATATTATAAAATCCAAGAGAAGATAATTGCTGATATTTTTTATTAATACTTTCATCGTTGCAATTGCGACCATATATTATAATACGTATGCCTTTGTTTTCTTTTATAAATTTGTTTATGATGAGTTCTTCGTCATTAGGTAAAGTAGTATTAATTATAAGACATTGTTGGTCAGACGATGACAATGTATTAATAATTAAATAAATTTCTGGATTTTTAATAACCGTTTGCATGTCTTCGTAATTAATTTTTTTCATAGATTGTGTATTTCCCATAGTTATTTATATTAGTCATACGTTTTTAAATTATAGTCTATTATTTATTTAATTTTTCACTTATTTTGTTCACTTATACACCTTTTAACCTTTCGATTGCCGATTTATATAACCATGAAATCGCCTATGGCGATTGCTCGGATATAACAAAGGCAATTTGTCGGTTACAAAGTAACAGTTGCCAAATCACATTAAAATAAGCCGAACACGAAGGGTCGGCGTTTGAAATGTGAAATGGTGTAAAAAAATTGAAATACTTTTCAAACTATAAGACGCATTCAACTAAATACTATATATTTATGCAACCAACATCGCCAAACAGTGTTAGTCAATTGGACACAGCCGTGGGCAATAATACAGTAGGTAATAACGCAGTAGGCAATATTGAAATAATGCGTCTTTATACAGCGTCAGGGACATATGAAGATGTACTCGTTTATATGGGACCAGTTCATACTCTTAGAGTACCTAGGTTTAGACACTCCGTTATATATCCAGAAAACCAACAAGGTACGGATCCAGATATCATTCTAAATCATTTGGACCCACGTGAACCACAGACCCTTCCCAGACAATAAATTACATTACAATACAATACAATACATTAAACAGTAGGAATAAATTCCCAATTTAATTCATAACACATTTTTTTCCATGTTCCGTCTTGTTCAATCAGTTTTTCCCGATCTTTCAACAAGGGTATATCATCTAAATAATTATATTCTTCAAGCAGTTCGCAAAACTTAAACAACACATAATAATAATTCAAAAAATTAACACGATAATCAGGACAATTTTTAGCATAAGGCGCTTGTATTTCCATAAATAAATTACATAAGGTGTCTTCTAATTCAGGACTAAATACAGGTGGTTTAATACCTAATTTATTTTTAATAAACGCTATATGTTCATAATATTTATTAAACCCTAATTTTTTAAGAATTTCTTTTGTTTTGCTATATGTTAGTTGTTCGAGACAAATTCTTTCTTTTCGGATTTGCTGGTGTAATTGGTCTATGACATAATCGGGAATTTGTGTTGTTTCTTTGCCTTGAAATTGCGATAATATTTCCTTGAAATGGTTTATCTTTTTATACGCATAAAAACACACTTCTTTAGGGGGTTCTTTATAACTCGGTTTCTCATTTTCAATAAGATAGGGTACATTAATGAAACATACATTACACATAATGACGCCTTCGTCGTCAATGGGTATCATTTCCCCATTGAAACAACTTTGACATATGTCGGTTTCTTTAACAAACGCATTAATATCCAAAAATGTTTCGTCCACATTACTTAAATATTTTTGAACTACATTTTTGGTATCATTCGTGTCTTTTTCGGACGTATCTTGTTTAATTTTAAAAATATTAAAAAGTAATTGATTTTTGGACGTTACCTGTTTGTTCACTTCTTCCACATTATTGATGTTTTTTTTGTTCTCAAAATATTCAAATATGTATTTCGAATTATCCAGATAGTAATTGTTTTTATTTTGTTTTAATTCTCTGATAGTAGCATTAATTTCCTTTATTCGGTCGTTAATTTCCATAATTTTGTCTATAGGTAAATCCGTTTCCAGTTCTAATTGTTTAAACAAACTGTATTTTTCGTCTTTCAAATTCGGAATTATATCAAATTCATTTTTGGTAAATTGGTTTACGAACTCTTTGTGCTTACTATCTAGTGTAGTAATGGATTTTCGGCATACTCTGAACTTTTTAACAGCCTTTGGCTTAAATGATGGCATTGATATATATTTAAATATGTATTTAATTTGTTATTTTTAAAATATGTTAGTTTAGACAAAAAAATTGAATAAACAAACTAACAAACTAGCAAACTAATAAATAAATACAATACTTATGGATAAGTTATTGGAAAAGATGTTTATAAAGCGCTTCTGTTTATCTACTACCGAAATCATTGGGCAAGAAAACGTAAAGGAATGTTTATGTGGTCCATTTAATCATGTAGCATGTGTATTACAAGACAAACGTCACTTTAAACCCTGGTAACATATTGAGTTATGGAGTAAATCAAATGGGAGATTCGAATAGCATTCATGCAGAACAAGATGCTATTCGAAAATTAAAGCCGTTGCGCCGAAAAAGGCATCTAGAACCAATACATATGTTAGTAATAAGAATATCGGGTACAAATAAAATACAATCAAGTAAGCCTTGTGCAAAATGTGTTAAGACAATGTCCATATTGCCACAAACCATGGGCTATAAACTAAAGAACATTTATTATTCAAACGCCGATGGGGAAATAATAAAAACCAACTTACATAAATTAACAACATCGGAACAACATTATTCAAAAATGTATCTACATAAGCGATAAACAAAATAAGTTAAAATAATAAATAAAATTTGATTTCTTATTTTAGAAGATGAACATGGATAATTTAGAGATGGATAAACTCAAATTCCAAAAGATGGTTTTTTTATTTAATGCTTTAGATAACGGTTGGTCAATAAAAAAGCGTCAAGATTCTTATATTTTCACGAAAAATCACGAAAACAAAAAAGAAGTATTTGACGAATCGTTTCTGGCTATATTCATGAAGGATAATTCCAACATAAATAGGTTTCTTTCATAAATATGTAGGTAATTAATAAATTAACGTATTATTTTTAATTTATGAATTTTCTCAAAATTTTTTTCTTTTAGGAATGTATAAAATGGGAGGCGGACTCATGCAACTCGTAGCTTATGGTGCACAAGACGTGTACTTAACTGGTAATCCACAAATAACATTCTGGAAGGTTACTTATCGTAGATATACTAACTTTGCAATTGAATCTATTGAACAAACATTCAATGGTCAAGCCGATTTCGGTCGCCGTGTCCAATGCACAATCAGCCGAAATGGTGATTTGGCATATAGAACTTACTTGCAACTAACATTGCCCGAAATTAACCAACTTATGGGTATTGCATCTTTCGCGGCTGGTTCCGGTTCTGGTGTGTATGCCCGTTGGCTTGATTTCCCTGGTGAGCAATTGATTGCCCAGGTTGAAGTTGAAATCGGTGGACAACGCATTGACCGCCAATATGGTGACTGGATGCATATCTGGAACCAATTGACCATGACTGCTGAACAAGAGCGTGGTTATTTTAAGATGATTGGTAACACCACTCAACTCACCTTTATAACCGATCCTTCTTTTGCTGAAGTTGATGGACCTTGCGACTCTATGGCACCACGTCAAGTGTGTGCCCCCCGTAACGCTCTTCCTGAAACTACTTTATATATTCCACTTCAGTTTTGGTTTTGCACCAATCCTGGTTTGGCTTTACCCCTTATTGCCTTGAAAACTGCAGGGCAGAAAAGTACGCTGCTTAATACAACGGACCACTGTATTAAGAAAAATCAGTTTGAGAGTCCGAAATCTCACGTGCTAGTCGCCAATTATTAATTGTTAATTGGTGGCAACAATTCCAAATTGCGGGAAGTTCCCAAAGATGTAAAATTAAATTGTTTAAAGCATTTCGCCTTAACAATTTTTGGGCTACCAAGCTGTAAATGAAAGTTTACAGTGGCTAAGAAAAACTCTTAGGTATGGTAATAATGCCACATATGATGCACAATTATCTGATTGTGTTGAAACGGATAATCCGCAGCCAAGATCCTAATTTCGCTATAATAAGAAAATGGATAAGGTTCAACGACTTAATGGTATTGGGCTTAAAGAGACTAATTATCTCTAATGATGGCTTAAGATAAAGTCTAATCCCTATAAATACAAAATACACCGAAAGGTGGGGTATACGTGATGTGCAGTATCACGAAGTTAAAATTAATTTAGATATTCGTCCTATTGACGAATGTTTGTGGGCAGTTACTAGTTTAAGTTGCAACTCTGGTGAAGCATCCAACAGTTCTCAACAAAAGGCTTATGTTGGAAACCAATACGCTCCTGGACGCCCTGTTCCTGCTGCCATTGCATACAATCAATCGTTGGTTGCCGCATCTTTGTATGTGGACTACGTCTTTTTGGATACCGATGAGCGCCGTAGATTTGCGCAAAATCCCCATGAGTATTTAATTACCCAGCTTCAATTCACTGGTGATGAGTCGGTTGGTTCTTCTTCCAACAAGATTAAACTCAACTTCAACCACCCTGTTAAGGAATTGATTTGGGTTGTTCAACCCGATCAAAACGTGGATTATTGTTCGTCCTTGGTGTGTGATGCACTTTTGTTCAAGGTTCTTGGTGCTCAGCCATTTAACTACACCGACGCTATTGATGCCCTTCCCAATGCAATCCATGCTTTTGGCGGACCTGGCGCCATAGCACGCGACCCTAGTGGTGGCTCGTACATTGATGCACAAGGATTGTTCAACGATGCTGGTGCTCTTGATTACGATATTCCTGCTGGTTTCACTGGATACTGGCATGGACCCGATAATCCCTACAATGAACCCCATTTCGGTGGTCAAGGTGTTAATGCCGATGCCGTTGCGGGCTTATCTGATGAAGATAAGGCTAAGTTGGCTTTGGTCGATGCCTTGCAACGCAGTCACAACGACAACTCTACTGTCTCTGATGCTGGAACCTTTGTTCTCACTGAGACCTCTTTAGATATGCATTGTTGGGGCTTGAACCCGGTTGTTACCGCCAAGCTTCAATTGAACGGGCAAGATCGTTTCTCTGAGCGTGAAGGGTCTTATTTCTCTTGGGTTCAACCATACCAAGCGCATACCCGTAACCCTGACGAAGGCATCAACGTTTATTCGTTCGCCCTTCGCCCAGAAGAGCATCAACCAAGCGGCACGTGCAACTTCTCTCGTATTGACAATGCTACTCTTCAGTTAGTGTTGTCGAACGCCACCGTTGAAGGCACCAAGACTGCCAAGGTGCGCGTGTATGCAACCAATTACAACGTAAAAATTCTTAGTGCGTTGAAAAGCTACCTACAAAGACAATGTGAGCACTTGTCTTTGGAAAAAATAGTTAAGCACTCACAAAATATGCTAGTAGCTAGTGAAATTGCTTGTTATTGACTACATTCAATTTTGCGAAATACCTTGTTGTTCGGGAAACCCCTTAGAGCCTTCTACACCAAGCACAATGCCGAAAGGGTTGTGTGGCAGAGATTTAACTCTGGTATGGTAATAGTTAGAAGGATTGGGCAATCCGCATGCTTACTATCTAAATCCGTTATGATAGGATATGATAGGGCGTCAGAGACTGAACGGGTATTGGTCGGTTATGAAGATTTAATCAAATCTGAACCGGCTTAAGATACAGTCCAATCCAGTAGGGAAACTTATTGGCTTACATTATGGCTAAGGATAATGTCGGGAATGGGTGGATTAGCCTATTCAAATTAAGACCATATATGGTCTTAACTTTTTAATGTGAATATTTAATACTATAATTTTTATAATATTAAACTAAAAATGTTTGTTTTCTTTCTTAAGATAACAAACATACAATGTTATTTATGGTGTAATTGATTGCTCATGAAGATGCTTGGGTAAACTATATATTTTATAAATTTAATAATTGAATAAATATAAAAATTGAACACACATAAGCATATTACATAACACGACAAATACTATGAACAACATCTCACATATTTATTTAATTCAAGACGGAAAAGACGTAGGAACTAACATATTTAAAATCGGCAAAACAAAACAAGGAACTGACAACGTAATTAAATTAAAACGATTTCATGCTTACTCCAAAGGAACAATTCAACACAATACGTGGTTAGTTTCGTGCACAACATTAGATGATATTGAGGCTAAAATTAAAATGTATTTTAAAAATAAGTATTTATTAGTAAGAGGTCATGAATGGTTTGAAGGAAATGTTAAAGAAATGAAAAAAGATATTGATTTTATAATTGACACATATGATGTATTGGACGAAATTTATAAAGATGCACAAAATTGTGCTACTATAAAAACATATTCGTGGAGACATGATATTAATTATATGTCTTATGAATTTATAGATAACTTATTGACAAACATTTTTGTCAATTTAGATGATGTTAATACATTTAAAGAATATATTATAAACATTTTAGACAATAAAGAAAATAAGTATGGTGTTTTAATAATTCCAGATTGTGAAAGTGGTGAACTGTTATTAGATATATTACGAAAACTTGGTAAATATTATAATCGTTACGACAATCCAAGAAATTCAATAGAACGATTAATTCGTCACGATGGTGCTTATTCTATTAATATTATTAAACAAAACCAAAATTGTCATCATGTGTATTTATGTTCTAGTAATATTACAAATATTAAATTAAGTTATGAAATGCATAAAATAAGATATACTGTATGTTATATTAAAGATGAACCTGGATGGAGAATACAATATGATGACTATCTAAGAAATTGCAAATGGTCTAATGATTGGTTATTTAGCATGTTAAACGATTATGAGTAAATTGTTCTATTAAACTTAAATAATACTCATACCTATCCGTTGTTAGTTCAGATTCATAAATAATTGGTTTGCTATTTTGCAAATTTCGTTTTATGTTTTTAATGATATCTATAGTAATATTATTTTTATTTTGCTCTATAAAATAATCTAATATTTGTGTTGGTTTCCATTTCTCAATGTGTTTTTCTATAGTAGTTATAATATCTTCGGCAGTTATTTTTCTCTTGGATAAATTAACCTGTTCTTGTGTCGACGACACTTTAGCTTGACGTTCTTCGTTACGGCATATAAGCAACCCGTTTTTTATTCTTGTCACTGTATGTCTAGGTAAAAGCATTAATTGTTGAATATCTGTGTTTTTATATCCTTCTTTTAATAATTGTCTCACCTTGATTATATCTTCATCACTTATGCCACCTTTGGAATCCCTGATAGACGTAGACATTTTTTTCTTAGTTTCTTCTGAAAATGTTTTGCCATAATTGTGATTAGTTTCTCCTTTCATTTTTTCAGATTTGTCTTTATAAAATTGCTTGGTGGTAATTTCTTTACAAATTAGCGTTTTAATAGATTTTATTCTCATAGTTTCCTGGTATCGCTCTTTACCCAGGTTATGTTGATTTAATTCAGTGAACAATTCAATTTCATGTTTTTCTTTGTTACATATTTTATACATAGATTGTTTTATAGTTGTATCAGTCGTTGTTAGCATTATTATACATGCGTTAGCTTGATTATATTTTACAATTAAATAGGGAAGCATCAATCGCATTAATTTTAAACAATGTTCCGGTCTGCAAATTACATAATTGGTCTCGCCGAATACTTTTCCAAATCCTAAATAATTCACAATTTCATGTAATATTTTCGGATGATTTTTTTGAGCTATTGAAATTATAACATTAAATTTGGAGTTGATATATATGCAACCTTCCGCATCAAATAACCCAGCAATATATTCAATGTTTAATCTAGATAAACATGCGTCATTTATTTCACATTTTTTATTTAAATTAGCACACTGTATATGCAATAGTTCTTTTTCTTCACATTTATGTTGCAAATTTGTTAGTTTGTTAAATTCACATAGACACTGATATTGATTTTCTTTAATAATGAAACTATTTTGCAAATAGTCAATCAATACTTGGTACTCATTATGACGTATTATTAAATTGTATTGGTTTCTAACATTATATTTGTGATAATATTCATCATTTTTATCCATTACATTGGTTGTTTTATCATTTCTTTTGGAAGAAGATGTTATACTACCACCAAAATGATAACGAATTATTTGCAATATATTTGTTCTACACTGTGTAAATGAAATTCCAGATTGATACCCTTGCACAATCTGTCTTATAAAAATGCAACCATCGCCATCTATAAATCCAGCAATATAAGATGGATTTGGTGGTATATGCTTAAATCTATTTAAATGTAATAAGTTGTCGTCTTCGTTTGTGTCACACATTATATATAGTAACATATACTCTTGTCTTTATATTGTTTCAATTATTAATTTATTTGGTAAGTCTATCTAGAATAAAATTTACAATTAATCAATCGTTAAGGGATACACAGATCAACTAATGAATAATCAAGTTTTTGAAGATACAGTTCTCAACTTGCGTATTAGAATGCCGATAACAGATGAAGTCAATGAGAGAAACTTCATTACAAAAATCACGACCTATTAAAAGATATGTTCAATCCCTAATTCAATGACAGTACTCAATGATATGATACCAATTATGGTGAGACTTGCACGAATAAAAATGTGTGATCCAGTGAAATTGACGAACCCAGGTCTGATCTCTCATAATGAGATTTTAGAAATGTATAAAGAGATTGTTGACCCGACCTTTACTTGGAATAATTTCAGATTAGAAGAGCAGAACCAAATCTTGGCATCAAAAAGATCAAACAACTTCTTGGAAACAAAGATTTTAGAAAGTCTTGAACCAAATGTAAAACCTATTAAAGAATCAGTGAGAGATATTTTGATACAACTGAATAAAAAGATGTAAAAATAATATTTATAATATTTATAATATTTATAATATAATATACTATATTATGTCAAATACGTTTGATAGTAAAAAAGCGGAAGAAGAATTAAATAATTTAAAGCGTGAAGAAGAATTAAATAATTTAAAGCGTGAAAGAGCAATACAAAGAGTTGTAAATTATTACAGAAATATAAAAAAAAGAAATATGTATCATCCTTCAATAAATAATCATAAATATCTTACTATTATTGCGGCACACGTTCATACTCCTACGAAACTTGCAACGCTGATAAATAATGTAAATATGATAGATTATAATTGCAATGACATAATCATTATTAATTCATCAGAACTTCCATACAATGATCAAGTTGCTGCATTATGTGAAAAAAGGAATATAAAATATGTTGAATTAGAAAATTCACCAACTATTGATTTTGGGAAATGGTTACATATTTTAAAAAATAATGATTGGGCAACTTATAATTTTATAATTTTTACGAATGATTCATATACAATTCATAAATCAATACATCATTTTTACAATTTAACATCAAAAATGAATGTTGAACTTTATGGTTATAATGATTCCACACAAATAAGACATCATTATCAATCGTATTTATTTAGTATAAAAAAGGAAGCAATCAATAAATTTATAAATGCTGTTGAACCAAATATTGAAAACATGACAAACCAAAGTGATGTTATAAATAATTATGAAATTAATATGACAGATTGGTTTCAAACAACGGATTGTTTTTTAAAAATTGGCAATGAATTTTATAACAAAGAACATAATATATTTTTTACAAATGATTTATTTTATGGAAGATTATTTAGTGATTGGTTGTTACCATTTTCAAAAATAAAAAGAGTTACATAAAATTATTTTTAATTAAGATTATATAGTTAAATATAATTTATAT